TGTCTATTTGTCTATATTTTCTATTTTTTCAATGATTATCCTATTCAAGATACATACCAGACAATTTTGACAAATTCTGTATATATTTCATTGTTTTTGCTTTATTCTCATCAGACATTAGTTGCACAGGATGTCTTAACCGATTAATGGCTTCAATAATTTTTTCCGAATTTTGAATATAGATCAAATCATTTCCATAATCTTTGTTCAAAAAAAAGCGTATATCTCCCGATTCTATTACTTGTTTATACGGATTCACTATATATGTATTCCATATACTGATTAATAATCTTGGATTGGCTTTTCTCATCAATGCAAATGAGTTTTTTACTGCTAATAAATCAGTATCTTCTGGAAATAGATTGACTATATCATTCACAAATTCTACAAAATGATCATTGAATGCAGTCAATATACTGCTATTTTTTGACAACATTTATGTTAGTATCCTATGATATATTTAAATTCGTTTTTCTTTAATTTGTTTTTTCATTCATTTTTTTATATTTTTTGTTGAGGTTTGATACTGGCGATTTCTTGATCTCTCTGTTGTTGCAATTGTTCAATCGTCAATGTTTCAGATAGTTTGTCGTTTTTATAATCATAATCATCAGAAGGTGTAGTAATCGCATCCGAGTGGCTCAATAATACATAATTATGCATTTGTCTTAATCCCCCATTCCCTTTGGAAGTCATATCATCTGCGGAAATATCCAAAAAACTGAATTGATCCGACATGATTCCAAAAGATCCACTACTTCCTCCTAAAGAAAAGGCCATGGGTTCCATATTGTTTTGTGTTGCTTTTTTTGTAATCACTTCTTGTTTTGGCTTTAAATGTTCGTAAATAGAATCTCCGTAAAGCAATTGTTTTTCAGTTATACATAACAATGCTGGCACTTTGGACATATTTTCTGGCATGATTATTTTGCTTCCGTTCTGTAAAATAATATACGTTTTTCCTTCTTCTTTCACACGATTGTCAATGCATATAAAATGTATCTCTCGGCTAATTTGCGATTTAGACAATGTTTGCAATAATTTTTTACTATGTTCGCAGAAATTGCTATAATAAAGTATTAAATTTGACATGGATTATTGCAATATAAAGACATTTTTGGATGTATTTTTTAACGCTTTATCATATTTTTTATTTTGTTTTTACTAAAAATGGAAAAAATGGAAAAAAATAGAAAAAATTGATTTTAAAAAAGGTATAAATATATATTCAAAACACATTATATAATGAATCCTATAGTGAATCCAATGATTGATAATATAGTCGATAACCACGATATTTTAAAATTTACCCTTTCTGGATTGAATGTTAGTCTAGCCAATGCCATTCGTCGCACTATACTTTCGGACATTCCCACTATCATATTTAGAACTACGCCTTATGAGGAAAACAAAGCCACTATTTATGAAAATACGTCTAGATTGAATAATGAAATAGTAAAACAACGTCTTGGATGTATTCCCATTCATTATTTACATGATATGAAAGATACCAATGGAGACAATATTGACATTCAAAACTATATTATGGAATTGAATGTCGTGAATGATACAGATACTATTGTTTATGCAACCACAGAAGATTTCAAAGTCAAAAATATCAAAACAGACAAATATTTGTCCAAAGAAATCACACAAAAAATATTTCCTCCCAATGAACAAACAGGATATTTCATTGATTTTGTTCGGCTTCGTCCTAAAATTTCCGAAGAAATACATGGAGAGAAAATTCATTTGACTAGTGAATTTTCCATCGGCAATTCAAAAGAAAATGGAATGTATAGTGTGGTCTCTACCTGTTCTTATGGAAACACACCTGATGAAAAAGGAATGGAAGAAGAACTTGCAAGACAAAAACAAACATGGAAAAATGAGGGCAAAGATGTAGAATTTGAAAGCAAAAATTGGAAATTATTGGATGGACTGCGTATTTTTAAAAAGGATAGTTTCGATTTCATCATTCAAACCATTGGTGTTTTTACCAATTATGAAATTGTCAACAAGGCATGTAGTATATTGATGGATAAATTGACACAAATGAATCATATTATAGATAGTGATGAATTGAAAATCATACCTTCTGAAAGCACCATGAACAATAGTTATGATGTCATTCTTGAAAATGAAGATTATACCATTGGAAAAATAATTGAATATTTCTTGTATTTGAAATATTTTGAGAGAGAAAAAACATTGACTTTCTGTGGTTTCAAGAAACAACATCCTCATGATAGTGATAGCATTATTCGCCTTGCATACAAAGAAAATATCAGTGATAAAACAATGATTAAACAGCATTTGAAATCATGTATTGACGATTCCATTTCTGTTTATAAAAAAGTGCAAACTTATTTTATATAAACTGCTGAATCCACTACTGAATCCACTACTGAATCCACTACTGAATCCACTACTGAATCCACTACTGAATCCACTACTGAATCCACTGATTGCAAAGTTACCAATCATAAGCACTTTCAAATTCGAGAGAAAAAGAAAAATCCATATTGTTTAGATTGATTGTTTCACCATATTGATTCAATAATTGAAATTTCAATTTTTGAATATTGACCGGGCCAAAATATTCTCGTTTTTTTTCTATATAATCACTCCCATTATTAAAACATATATTGTAATTTATATTTGGATTGTCTATGGACTGACTAAGCGGTATCATGGCAAGTATATTGTCTATAATGAGACTTTGCGAAAACATTCCTATTATATTTTGTGATTGTGAATTATTATAATCATTCATAGTAAAATAAAGATACGTTGATGCCGTCCCATTATATATACCTTCTCCCGTATAGGAATTCTTTCCACTATATGCTGCCAAGCGAAATCCCATGATCCATCCCAATCGTTTGTATATTTCTGTTACATTTACATTCACACATAATATTTCCTTGTATTCTTTATTGATTGCATACGTATCCGTAGTATTGAATGCTGGATTATAGTCTTTTAAAAAATTCATTGTAAAGGTATGGGTTGTATTTGATATGGTTACTTTGAATGTCACTGGATTGACTATTACCAAAAATCGATTTCCGCTATTCAATCCATGATTGATAAGACTTTGAAGGGTAGTGGCAAAATTGGATGGGCTATAATTACCATCTGGAATCACTATGATATTTTGTAATGTAGTCTCATCTTCTGCAATATAGAATGAATTGTTTCGATTTTGTCGAGAGATACAATACATGACATTTGGCAATTGAATAGAAGACAAACGAATCGAAAATACATTTTTGAAATAATACGGAAGAAATATAGTGAAATCGGTTGACCATGTCTTATTATAATCCTCGCGATAGAGAGAATTCAATATGATGGTTTGATGAATGGTTTTTCTTTTTACATTGTTCAAAAGACTTCTGGATATATTAGTGGGAAAAGTTTCCACAGGATCCAAATATTTCTCTCTATCAATCAACTGGTTGAAAGAAATGGTTTCTTTGTTTTGAATCACATTACTCCCATTGTAGGTGGCAACAGACGTTTTATTCACTATATTTTCCCTTTCTGCGGTATTCAAAAGCTCCTCTTTTTCCAACAGATTTTCCTCTTGATGAATCACTTGCATGATTTGATCCAATAGCTTTTTCCTTACTTCGTCTAAAAAGTATTTTAATTTTGTTTTATAAGATAATTCATAATGGTTGTTTGTATCTACTATATATATCATATTATGATATGAATTCATCAAATCATTATATGTGCAATCTTTTTTCAATCCTAAAAATTGCAATAATTCATCATTGGAATAATGTAAAATATTAAAATCAATATCAGTCATTCACTGCTACTATTACTACTATAAACGAATATAAAAAAAAATACTATTCAGCGAATATTACTGGATTCTACTTGTTCCAAATCTTGTTGTCTTTGTCTCAAAGGATAATTCAATGCATGCATCAACAGATTGGGGTGCAAATTATTTACATATCGAATCACAAAAGGGTAACTTACGTATAAATTTTGTGGTTTCAAATGATCAACGTAATTGCGATGAATGACAAACATATGGGTTCGCATATTCTCTCCATATTCTTTCAATGGTTTTTCCTTTTTGATATAGCAAGAAATATAATTTTTAAATAACAATGCCGTGAATTCATGTATTGTATCTCTATAAAAAGAAAATTCCTTCTTATCTTCTGGATAATATTTCAAGTAATCGTCCACTTTTCCTTCTCTTCTCAAGCACAAATAATGATATTGCAATTTGGGTTGATTCCCTTTCAAACGTCTAACATATTCATACACTGGATTACGCAGTTTTGTTCTCTCTAATGTTTTCTTGTTGTAGATCATGACACCTACTATATTATACGATGTATCCATACTTGCAAACATTTTTTTCAATTCTTCATAATTAGTAATACCTTTTGAATAAATAAGTGGAAATTTAATTTGTGTCATTTTCCATACTTCTTGTTCTCTTATTTTTTCCATCGGAATTTGATAAATACGAATTTGCTCTTGTCCTTCTTCTCTTTTTTGATTTTCTTCCTGTTCTTGTTGTCCTTTTTGATTTTCCATTGAAGGATGGATATGAACTATTTCACGCACTTGAACCAAATACAATTGAGGCTTTTCAAAAGGAACCACTATTCGATTGTTTGGATGTTGCAATACAAAACTATAATTATACTTTTTATCCAATATGTCAAAATCAAAATCATTATATTCTGCAGCATCTAAAAACATCTCTCGAAATGTATTTACTTTTTTAGTTGTTTCCGCCGTATTCACATATGATTTAAAAAAATTCATATTTGCACCCACGATACTTCGTGTAGCAATTTCCCACGATCCAGATATCCCAATACATGGATCCCAAAAAACATTTATCATGGTTCCATCAATGAATTCCTCTGCGATTAAATCCTCCATTTTGTATTCCACCTCTTCTTGCATGGCATCTTCTTGTTGTAAATTCTCTCTCTTGTATTTCTTACAAAAACTATCAAAAGGAATTGATTTGGAAGGAGCAATACTGATTACACGATCCTCTTTATTCAATACAACAGAACGCAATAATCCTACATGTGGGTCTGCAAAAGGTAACAACGATTTATCATATTGAATCACTTTGTAATCTCCTGATTGTTTGGTAATAATGACCGAAGGCTCTTGATTCTTATACTCATTCCATTCTGAAAGACGACACAAATCATAAATAAATATCTTTTCTTTATTTTCTTCTCTGTTTTGCATACAATGGATTTATATAATATAGTGTTTTCTCTCTAATATTATTTTTTAATATTTAATTTGGAGGTTTAATATCTATTCTAATTATAGATACATCATGTCTAGAAATTTAGAAAAAGAAGAACACATTTTTCAATCTATACCATTGAAATTAGGAGACATTATTCAAATCCAAAATCCTGCCAATGACATTTTACACAACAATTCTTTTTTGATTGATTATATTGACGAAACAAAAACAAAACTCATTGATATAAATAACAAAAATATTACTACACTTACTTTTGATGAAAAGGGTGCATTAAATGATACATCGATTCATTCCATTTCCATTTTGTATCGCAGTGAAGAAGATGGTTACGCCAAACAAAATGGGTTGTTGCCTGGAAAATGGATTAATATTTATTTTCAAGGAGATGTTCCCTTTATTATTACTGGAGAGATAACCAATCTTGAAGAAGACATGATCGAAGTCAAATCCTTTCCTGACAATAGCATATTGTATATTAATTTCGAATATAAAGGATTGCCTGAAAATATTCCTATTGAAAAAATTGAATTTAGAAAAAAACCCGAATCAGTTACACCCGAAGAAGGTGAAGAAGGAGAGAAAGAAGAAGAAGGAGAGGAAGAAACAATAGATATCACCAAGAGCAAAGAATCCATCTCTCCCTTTGAATTGGAAGATGTCAGTTTTGATGCACCTATCATTGCACCTCCCAAGCAAAATATACGTGAATTTATTTTGCAAGCCAAGGATATCGTATTTGGCGAAGAACTTGCACCCATTATACAAATGGTAGAAGTCAGTGAAAGCCAAAAAAGATACAATATTGAATCACAAACCAATGATTTGTTGGATGATTTGCTTTCTACTATTCCTATTCGAGAGAGAACACGTTCCGTCTTGGACAATATTCACATCATTATCGAGAGATTCAAACAATTAAGAAACGAATTTTCCATTTTTGATGAAAATCACAATGTCATTGGGGCATTCAAAATAGACGACTATTGGAAACCTCTTGCCAATCAATTAGACAAGTTGGATACTCCTCTTTATTGGATTCTTCCTGTTGCTACCAATATTAAAAAAATATATGATATTCAAGGAGAGGAAAGTGATATTTCAGAAATAAATTTGAATGAAAACTTGACAGAAATGAAATCATTCATTCAAAAATATCATACCAATGATCCAAACAAATATACATCTTTATTCAATAATTTGAATCCATTTTTTACGCCTTATGAAAATCCATTGTATGATCCCGAATCCACCTACAAAAATTACCTGATTGAAAAGCAAACGGGTGCCAATTGGAATACCATCATAAACAATATGGATGAGTTCAATTCTTCTGCAGTTTCTACCAATCATATCAATACAAAAAAATTTCTTGTTCAAACATACAATACTGGATTGTCCAAATTAAATATCAAAGAAATCACTGGAAGCCGTCTTGTAACCACACGTGGAAACCTGACAGAACCTGATCAAATAGCCATTCAATCCTTTTTAACACTACCTGAACAAGTGATTGATTTCTCTCATATTCAATTACCTGCAACCAATATACTGAAAAAATCGAATTTGAATCAATCATTTTTCTATTATTATTTGCTGCTTACCAATAATACCAATATTAACAATGTCATTCTTGATGAAAAGGATTTCTCTCAAGACAAAGAAAAAGGCGAAGACAAAGACAAAGAGAGAAAAAATGTAGAAAACATGTGGAAAAAAATAAATCATTTTGCATTCTTACGTCAAGAAAATACGCAGTATACCGATGCAGAATTGTATAAAAAATATGTGGATTCCATGATTCCAACCACAAAAGAATTATTTCAATCCATCCGAAAACATATTTCTCTCGAATCTTCACCTTCTCTTTCCATCTTGTCTATAGTAGAATTTCTAGAACCCTTTTTGGTTTATACAAACGATATTACATATGATGAATACAAGGACATTCATTCTCATCTTAAAAACAAATTGATTGAATACAACAAGAATTTTTCTCTCAAAAAAACAAAATTCAATTCCTTATCCAACTCTTTGACTTCTCTCTTCAAATTACCCAATTCCAATCTTTTACTCCATTTATTCAATGACAAATCTATATTTGATTATTATCCCAGGACCATTGACCAAGATACCCATTCTACCAATAGTGAATTATTGCGATCCGTGATTATGGCTGATTATGGTGATTTGTTTCAAACTGCCATTGCATTGCAAAATTTGACACTGATGTTGCCTGAAAATATATCACAAATCATGGATGAAGAAATATCCCAATTGAATACACAAATTAGTGAAGAAGAGAGAAATAATAAATGTATACAATACGTCATCGTAAAACAATATAAAAATACAGAAGAAGTGGATGCAGATAACAATATTACCATTTATGTAGATCCAAAATACGACAGCACACAATATAGTATCATGGATGACTTTGAAAAAGAAGAATTGCAAATGGCACCTGAAACATTCACTGATTTTTTGATTCAAAAATTGCAATCCAAATTCAAATATCCAGTCACAGAAGCGATTGACATGGCACAAACATTGATTCATCGAGCCAAAAAAGTAGTGGACGGAAATTACGCCATCGTTTACGATCAAGACAAAAATGAATATCTTTTTTACAAAAGAGAGAACAACGCGTGGATAGCAGATAAAAATGTCTCTCCAGATTTAATCAAAGGTGCAAATGACCAGAATCTCATGTGTAATCTACAAGACAATTGTATTGACGTGGAAAAGAAATACCAGGATATTTGCAGTTCCTATGGATTGAATGTGAGTGAATTGTCCAAGGATGCAATAAAAGAAATTGTAGATGAATTTGATAAAAATTATTATTTGGGAAAAGAGAAACTCACCAAAATCATACAAACCAAATATGATTATTATATGAGTATCATGGACAAATTGGAAAACATCAATATGCGAGAGACTTTGAAATACAACAACATGCAATATCAACTAGGACTTTCCTACCAATCTGCATCTTCAAATGATTCCGTTATTTCACCTTACGCACCTTTACGGGATATTATCTTGGGTCAAGCCGATTTTGTCAAAAAGCAATACGATATTATTCAATTTGCCAATAAATTCACTAGAGAAGCAGACGTGGATCATTTTTCTCTCCACGACAATGCCAAAGAATCTCCCTATTGGCGTTATTGTATAGAAACCAATGTGAAATTGTTACCCAACTTTATTTTTGTATTGGCATCTACCTATATTGATCCGGATCAACCTGATAGTTATTTCAAAATGATGGAAATCATCATCAAAGAAGTTGGTGCAATCAGTGACGATGGAGATTCCTGGGTGGACAAATATAGTGGATATGTGATTCGCAAGATTGATTTGGATGTAGATGAGGGATACGAAGAAAGTGGATACAAAAGAATCAGCCGTGCATTCATAGAAGAAGAGGCGGGTTCTCTCTTTTTAACCGAAGAGAAAAAGAAGGAAGCAAAAGTCGAAGCAAAAGTCGAAGCAAAAGCCAAAGCGGAAGCCGAAGCAGAAAAGAAGAAAAAACGCACCCCTGAAATGCAACTGGTTTCCAATATAGTATATACTATTTTGCAACATATGGGATTGCAAATCGACGACGAATATATCATTCAAATGGTTGCCAATCAATTGACTCGAGAATTGAACCAGTTGCCATCCGAGGTGGATTACAACAAGATAAGAAAACCTGGACAAAAAGAATATACATCCATCAAAAACGAAATCATTTTATACAATACATTAGCTGTAATCATGATTGCTATTCAAACCGCTGTTCCATCCATTAAAACAAGACGAACTTTTCCGGGATGTGTTCGTTCTTTTACAGGATTTCCATTGGAAGGAGAAGGAGATGATTCAAGTATACTTTATATGGCCTGTATTGCATATCATACCCGCAGTTCTATTGTTCCATGGAATGTCTTGCAAAAAATAAAAATGGATTCCATAATGAATCGACTGAAAATGACAATACAAAATATC